CACACCAGCTTTCACCTCGTGTTTTACTTGACTGGTAAAATTGTCAATCCATTCTGTGTTGTAATCTGTCGCATCAATTTTCGCCAGGATCTGCCCGGTAGTTCCACCAATTGCAACGCCTGGTCCGGCTGGCCCTTTGATGTTTCCAACAGGCCACCAGATTCCACCAGCTTTCTCGTATACATCGCCGTTTATTGTATTCAAATAGTAATCGCCATTTACACCCAATCCAGACGATGGCGTACCGGCACCATCAAACCAAGCTGCACCACCACCGCCACCGCCTGTTTGCTCATCAATCAATACCACCGCATCAATCACGCTGGCAAGTTGTTCGTGAGTTACAAATCCGGGCGATTTCCGTAAATCACGAAGTCGAATTCTTTTTGGTGATGGCATCAGCTGATTGAATAAAGGGTAATGGTTGCCAAATTATTTTCCATCGGAAAACTCGTTTTCATTTCCGAATAAAGGTAATACTGATTGTGAATCTTAATCAACCGATCTGGCCGAAGTTCCTGGAGAAGTATTTCGTTCATCGGAATCTGGATTACTGTCCGCTTTCTTTTTTGGACAAAATTTATCCAATCTTTTCCCCAGACATTATAAAGGCCGTAGTCTCCTTCCCATTTAAGCGATCCCAGCGACCCAGCATCGTTGGTGGCAAAAGGAACAATGTCTGTTCCTCCGGCTGGATTAGTAACCAAGCCAGCATAATAAAGGAATCTCAGAGTGCATTTTGTTTTTTCCTTAAATGTCTTTGAATTCCGGCTGATGCTGGACATTGGCATTTTTACGAAATCATAATCCCTGGCAGCCCAATAAGTGGCATTGGTCAATGGAATGTTTTCATGCTCCACCAGGCATTCATAGTAATCGCCATTTTGGTCAAGAACAAAATCGCCAACCCGGTAAGTGTTGTTGATGGACTGGATAAAAAATGGCGGAAAATATTCTGCCCCTTCCAGCCAATCGTGGCCGGTGTACATCAATGTGGTGGATGCCTTCGGCTGGTAAACTGTCAGGACATTGTCGTCCGCATCTGGGAGTTCAAGACCATAAAGATTTTTTGAAAAATATTGCCATTCAATTGAGGCATCAAAAATCCTTACAGCCAAATAATATTGATCTTCATCAATCACGAGTGCCAAATCGTTTTCGTTTGGCGATGCAGGAAGTGAGGCAAAATCGGCGACCGCCGGAACCAAATTCAATTCCAGATTGTAGATGTCGTTCGTAAAAACTGAAATCAATTCGTCCCCTGGATCATTGGTGTAATCCAGAAAAAAACCTTTTGGATCTTCGTAAATAATTTCCTGAAAATTTCCGGCGATGTCGGTCAAATCATAGGAGTTTTCAAAGTCCGTCAAGACATCGGAAAGCTTGCGATATTTTACCCGGTTGCTGAAGAAATCGAAAAAGACTCCCAGAAAAAAGTAATTCCGGAAACCGTTTATAAAATCTCCCAAACTTATCGGAGGCAAAAACTGGCTTACATTTAAAATGTTCGCGCCTAAATCTGACTCCAACCAGGGAGAGGTTCCGGATGGTTTAAATTTTGTAAAGCGATCGGCTGAATAATTTGAAAACAGATACAGATCAATGATAAAATTGTTGTTCGAAATGTTAGGCATATCCGAATCCTTGTCGAATTCAGATTCCAAATAATCGTGCATCTTCTGGATGGCGTAAAGTGCATTTATCGAAATGGAATGGGCGTGTTTTTGCAGCCAGCCAAAATCGTAATCGTTACCAAAAAAGCCGCCGTTCTTCCAGTAATTTACGACGCCGCAGTATTCCGGATTTGGTGAAAATGTCGGATTTAAGATTGGATAGGCAACGAAGTTTTCTCCAGCCGCTGCGTTGTTTACTTTTCTGGTCAAGTAAATCGGGAGGTAGTCGTTGAAAATATCAGCGGTTGGATAGGTGTAATTAATGCCGCCAAAAAAAGACCAATACCCGACATCGTTATTCTGATCTAGAAATTGATTAAATGAATCAAAATTCAGTGTGTAAGTTTCTCCATAGTTGTCGTAGAGCGTTATGCTTTCGCCATTGGAAAACGCTTTAAATGCTTTGTTCGCAAAAAACAAATCATACTTCCACCAGTTTCGATTATCTCCTCCTGAATTGTATTCGGCTCGTTTTGTCGGCCAATCGGCTTTGTCGCATAGATAATTCCAAGTCGCACCGGGAAAGGTGTTTCCCAAATTATTATCCTGATCGCTGGCGTAAATAAAATCGGTTGCGGGATCCAGTGCCAAATCATATTCCATGTAATTCGTATCAACCGCATAGTTGCCTATCGGGCGATACTTACTTATCTGGCCGGCAATGGCAACCATCAATTCTGCCGCAGTCTGGCCAGTGTATTCGATACCGTAAACATATTCATCGTAAGTCGGTCCAGCGGTTTCATACCGAACGGTTGCAAACAGATAAGCATTCATCAAAGGCGGCGCCAGTAATGTAAGCCGGTAAGCTGCAAATTGAATTTCTGTTTTTACATCTATGCTTTCTGTCGGAACATCGGGCATAATTTTATTTCGCAGCTTGTCAGCCACCGCACCGGATGCCAGATAAAGCGAAACATTGAATCCATCACTAGTGATGGAATCGAGCGAAAGTGTGCATGGCATTTCAATCACACCGGATTTAAATTTAAGCCCGGTGTATTCCTTCTGATAAGTTGCCAAGGAATTGATGTGATCCGAAAATCCAAAAAACAATTTGTTTGTCGGCGACATGGGAAGCGAAAAAGTGTAGGTATAACTCCCACGCAAAACCTCAGTGCTGAATATTGGATTAAAAAAATTTACCTGAACCACCGTGCCCGGGTTCATGTCTAACTCAAATCCGTTCTCGCCGATAATTGTCAGGTTCATAATCTGGATGGCATATTGTTTTCAAACGCTGGACGATATTCAAAAGAAAAAGACCGCAATCCCTGCCTGGTGGAATTGAGATATTCAACTGACTTGGTAGAAACTACCACCGGAATGAATTTTCCCAAATCAGAATCCCACTTGAATTTTTTTGGAGATAAGGCGAAGTCCTGTAATAGTTGATCAATCATTTGTTCCGGCATAAATCCAGTTGCAACTTTAAATCGCTTCATTCCAAGTGACCGCCAAACCTCGGTAGTTGCAATATTATCGGCGGTGTAATATTGAAATTGTTGTTGTTTCTCATAACTGTTTTGAGAAACTTCTAAAATCGAAGTCAGGTTGGAAGTGCAAGTAAGTGTCCGCCATCCGTTTCTAAGTGACAAGAAAACAAACTCCTCAATTTGTTCGTGCGGATAATTATCAATTATCATTTCAGTGGTCAAATCATCCTCACCTAAATCAATTGTGATAATTGATTTATAAGTGTCCGCCGGATTATTGACCGGAAGTTTTACCACTGACCAATTATCTCCAGTTGTAAATGTTCCAGATGCGGTGCCATTAAATGCTCCATTATAAATTTCATGTTCAATTCCCCATGAATAGGTTCCCGCGGTTTCAATTAACAAGTAAACGGCAGTATCAATCGCTAGGCTTTTAAAATTGTTTTGATTGGTTAAAAGAAATTGAGATGTCAATTCCAAATTACCACTAGTAACTTCCTCATATGCTCTGCCACCAAACAAAACATAATCAAGTTGAGAATCCACCCAAGAAGACCAGCTTCCAGAATCATAATATCTCGAACTAGTATAAAAACGAATTGAATGCAAAGGAAGAATTTCAATTGCATTATCATTATTAGGTACAGATTGTTTAAGAATTTTTAAACAATAGGCATCAAGAATCGAACTGATGTCCTGATTAACAAATTTTAAGGCATCCGAAATAAACCTGAACGTTCCTAATAAAATAAAATCTCCAGTTGATCCATTAAATGGCTCTGCATAAACCCTAATTTCGGCGGTGTTAAATGGGCTCCATGTTTCAACCGAAACATTGATTGGATTTTTGGAATAGAAACATTTGCTGGAAACATAAACAAATGGAACATTTACAGATGGTGATGATGGCTCAGTAACACAATCGCCAAAACCATATCCAAACAATAATGTTTCTTCGCCCAGCGTTTCCAAATTTACTGATCCAATTACCTGACCAGTTGAATTGTCAAATGTTGAAACCGTAACGCTTACTCCTCCAACGGTAAAAAAAACATAAGTACCAATAAACTCCGGAGCGCATCCGGGCATATTGGTGATTGGATTTTCTTCCCATTCCGGAATGAAATTGAAAGTGCCATCGGCATTTACTATAACTTGATTCAATAAAACTGCCATTTTTAATTCCAGTTATTTGGGTTGTAACAAATATTTATCGCATTCGTGATGGTAAATTCAAAGCGCCATCCGATGCAGTTGTCCACCAGTAGTGGGTCAATGGGATCAAGGTCGCATTCTGAAATATTGATTTTGTGAATGCCTTCGACCGCATCCTTCCGAAGCTTTGAAATAATGTCCAAGGCGATTCCCTCCAGCTGATCTAAAGTGTCGTCCTGTTGATCATCGGTGTTGTTGTTGGCGTTCATTTTTCCCAGGATTACCACGGCAGATTTTTTGTTTGCCATAATTGCGGATCCAGTATTGTAGATTTCAATCATTGGCGTCTCAAACCACATCAACGGATATTTCATTTTTGAAAGCACATCGGCCCGGAGTTTAGAAATCCCACCGTGAACAAAATTTCCATCAAGTAAAATATGGCTGTCGGCCATACTTTGAAAATATACTTTAAGCGCCAGAAAATTATTCATTACTGTTTTGCCTTATTGTTTTGAAGATTCAAGTATTTAATCACCATCGAAAATGGTGTTTGCATGGTTTGCTCAAAATTGCCAAACAAACCCCTTTCCGAAATTTCCATTGCAGCTTCAACCCAGTCGCCACCTGATTTCCCAGATCCAGAGAAAAGTACCTGGTTGGTTCGTTGCACCTCCCAGCGCAGCTGCACCACCCACCAAACGACCATCAATTTGATGTGCAATGGAACCGCTGCAATTTTTGGCGACCGGTCTTCTGCGATGGCTGAATGGAATTTCTCCCGGATGTCACCATTCCATTTGAGATTAAATTTTTTCCAAAATGGAAACATCTGAATCCACCATTTTTTCGGACGGCAAATTGATGCCACCAGTTGGTTCAGAAATACTTCGTTTCCAGATGTCAAAAATGCTTTCACTAATTGTTCGGAAAATGCCCAATCCGCAAGCAAGATATTGTTGCGATCCGGCAAATAATACGACCGAAATCCAATACGGAAAAGCTTCATAGATTTAAGCTTAACCGGCTCTTTCATGAATTCGGTGAGTGGCAGCAATGCCAGCAATTCATCGTCATCCAGATTCACCCAAACCGATGGATGAACCTTTGGTGTAAGAAGTCGAATAATCATGTACTGCAATGCCGGTGTCCATTGATTCAGCAATACATGACCAACCCGGCTAAAATCCTCCGGAGTTAGTTCTTCCCATTTTTCAGGAAATAAAATTTTTGTTTTTCCGATTTCAATCTTTACCACTTCTCCGTGCCATTTTATCAATTAGGTAAAGGAACGCATATCCCAGCATAATTGGCAATACAACCAAATGCGCTGAATCAATAACCTTTGGCGAATTGATTTCACATTTACCATCCACTGCCCAAAATACAGTAGACCAAAATGCCATGCCAGCGCAGTAAATAAAAATCATGTCTAAAACAAAAACCCCAAACATTACTGGGCCATCGTTTACATTTTCAGGTTCCACCATCGTGCAAAATTATAGATTGATTTTGTTGGTCGAGTAAGACGATAAACCCCGCCACCATCACGGCTTCCAAAGGTTCCGGTGTTACCTTCAATCGTGACGATGAATTTTCCGTTTGGCAAAACCATTTCAACCATGCCAATGTGGGCGATTCGTTTTAGTCCGGAATTATAAATGGAAAAAACATCCCCAGGTATTTGATTAAATTTTATCAGCCGTGTTGGAATAAACCAGCTAGGCGAATAACCTGATCCGGATTTTCTGCCACATTTAATGTGGATGAACTTTTGAAAATATCCGCACCAAGCTTGCCCCGGCTTTCCACCAGAAAACAAAATGATTTTATCCACATCTGGCCCACGATTGTTTGCACCAACTTCCCGAACATTCAACAGGCTTCTCGCCTGATCGAGTAAACATTGGGCATCGGCTTGCCAAGCATTTACAACAGGGCTGTTAAAGCCCAGATTGAAAATCCATAATAGAGAAAGTAAATGCATAGTCCGGTGATAGTTTCGGTTTCCTTTGGCGAATAATTGGTGACAAAAATAATGTGGTAAAATTTCGGAAAATTAAACTTTGTCGCCATGGTTGCCATGATTCCAGCCACATACATGATCATCGCCCCGGCTAAAATATTGGTAAAATATCCGGGCGGAACAAGTCCAGCCTCTGGTCCAAAATGCTGATACACGAAATAATATCCAGCAAAAAAAACCAACATCGCCAGCGGCGATAAAATCATTTCATTCCAGATTCTCCACCATCTATTTACCTGGGCATAACGCTGAGATTCCGCAGTGTGTCCAATCGTGAATTCGGATTCATGATCACTAGGTTGAATCTTTTTTCTCTTCTTCTGAACAGGTGTTTCAACTTCCATTTTTCTAGGTCTTCTATAATGTAAAACGAATTTAAAGTACTGTCAATTTTGATTGCCTCTTTTCCCTTCACCGTAATTTGGCTAGTTCCGAATTTGTCCGTAAACCTAAACACCAGAACCGTGTCCATCTTTGGCGCAGCCGTAGAATCAAAGTGCCAAACCATCACCGTGTCCTTGCCGTGCATTTTCTGTTTCGTAATTGTTTTCACGGAAACTTGTGTGATGGTTTCAATTCGGTTGAATCGAGTATTCAAACGGGTTTCCAGCTGATCAATCTTTTCGCCCATTATCTGATTGAATGTCTGGCGGCTGACTTCAACTTTCGCCTGGCGAATTAATGTTTCGCCCGAATCCCCTTTTATCACTTCCTGATTTTTAGCCGAAAGTAATTTCATAAGGTTCCCATTTTCAGAAAGTACCTGACCAAATTTCCGTTCCCGATAAATTAAGTAAATGCCCATTGCAATCAATAGGATAAACGAAACAACCGGAATAGAAATTAATCTCATAGTCGTGGCAAATTCTGATTGGCTTCCAAAAATCCTGATAGTCGCTGAATCGATAGTGCCAGATTGTGCAAAACCTTAGTTTGTTCTTTGCGTTCGGCTGCATCGATTCTGCCCTGTTCTTCCAGCTGGGCAATCTTTTCATCGATTACTGAAACCTTGGAATTTAACTGGCTATAAATTCCAATCACTGATGCAATCAGTGCCGCACCGACCGCAATAATAGTGGCAATAATTTCTGGCGACATCATCAAAAACGGAATGATTTTTTAAAAGTATTATCGGCAATTTGAAAATTGGCACCTGGATCAGTCGGCAAAACAGGAACCTCATACAATGGATAATCCGAATAATTATCGTTTAAGAATTTTCGCAAAAGAGCCTCGTAAGTAGTGGCATTTCCACGATACTGCATCACGATTCCGTTTTGGGTGTCCTCCGCTGATCGGTTGCGCTGGCTGTCGTACTGATTTAATATTCGGATTCCGGTTGCACCGACTGCCACCGACATATTTGGAAGACAATCGACCATTGCATTGTATGCAACAACTGGCCGAATCTTTGTAACTAGTAAAGCGTTTTCAGGAGTTAGTGTTCCGGCAGCCATTTCCGATTTTAGTTCATCAAAAAAAGCAGTGCCCAGAATTTCGTGAATCAGTAGGCTTTCAACTTTGTTCACACTTGGAATCATGCCCAGATAAAATCGGCGTGGCTCGGTCATTGGAATAAATTCTCCCAGGCGTTTACCTCCATCCAAAAATAATTTCCTTTGGTTTTGGCGGCTTTCGCTTTCATCCCAAAAAAGATAATCTTCAGCGTTCACCTCCAAAAACAAAAGCAGATTTTCCGCAAATGTGTCCGCTGATTGGCTTAGGTATTCGACAAGCTTTTCGTAAACAAACAAACGAACCGGTGTGGTTCCATCTGTTGTTTTTTCGGTTAGTCCATTGTCACCCAAATCCAGCCCTAATGTTGGTGCCGCATCCAACATCATGTAATACACCAGGCACCTTTGGATGTGGGAAAGCAGTTTGGCATTGGCTTCATCAACCGGATCAGTTGTAGTGCCATCCCAGCTAACATACCACAACTCCATCACATCGATGGTTTCCTGTCCAATCAGCGGAGTCAGGTATTTAATCGTGGCATCCTGAATGAATGAAGTGAATGAAGTGAAATCTGAATTAATATTCAGCCGGGAATAATACCCTTTAATTTCTTCGATGTTAGAAAGTAACATTGGACATTACAGTTTGGTTGCCGGTTGGATTATTGTCTAGGGTTGTCAATTCAAAATCTTTCGGAGCGATGAAAAGATCGGGCGCGAAGTTCATCAGCTTCATTGCGATTTTAATTGGCTGCAAAAGAATTGTTCTTGGAATCGGTGTCCTCAGTGAAATATGAAGTTGTGCAGCCACTCGCATTTCTGAAGCACTGCCGCCCAGTTTTCCGCCGGTATCCACATTTGCAAGACCGGGATGAATTCCAACTGAACTTGCCGCATTAATCCTGAAATCTTTTGAGAGCGATAAATATTGTTCATCTGTTTTCACTTGCTGAAGCGCGAGAATTTCAAAGCCCGGCAGCGGCTTGTTAGAAACCGGATCGATGAAAAATTTAGTCATCACAGTTTTATTGACATTGTTCACTCCGCACAATTGCTCATCCATGGCATCTTGTAAATTAATCCATGCTTTATCTTTTTCCTCTTGAGTGCCGAACTGGTCGAGATATAAACTTGGAACCTTAACATGATATTTGACATTGTAACCGTTATCGATTCCTGATCCGTGGAATTTTGGAATCCGGTTCAGAACTTTAATTGTTTCCAAAGCACCAAACCAAATCGGCAAACCATAAACTGCCTGGCCGCTGGTCGGCATTTTTCCATGATAAATAAATTGTGGCGAATAATTCTGGATGCCGGTGTAATATCTTGGCAATGCCTGAACCTTGATTTTATTATCATCAATTATTCTTTCGCCAAAAAGTAAATACTGATTTATCTGACCGGTGGTTTCATCCACTTGTTCTGCCCGAACGGTTGACCAATCATAAATGTTCATCTCAACCGGCTGGCCGGCAATGTTCAAATTAAAACCGGTGTAAACATTGGCACCGGTAACAAACTGAATGCAGGCTTTCAGCCAGTAATCCGAAATGTGAATCTTTTTCATCCATTCATCGACTGCCGGATCAAACACCGGTTCAATGATTTCTTTGGCTGGCATTTGGTCGGTACCAGGGACAATTCTTTTTCGAAAAACTCCCAATCCAGAACCATGCAAAAACGCAGCTTCAGTGTGAAGTAACTGCGGCATGAAGTCGTTTTCCCAAACTGCGGTAAGGATTTCATCTGGGAGTTTATCATCGGCTCCAAATTTTTCATATTTGAATCCATCCAAGTTACCTTGGTTTTTTGTCCGCAAAACATTTTTCGTGTTTGTCAGAGTCATAACCGATCGGCTCTTCTTTAAGAATGCCACCAGGTGATTGTCATTTTTCATTGTGCCAACGAACTAGAATTTTATTGAATGCCATTAGTAAGGCGATTTTTATTTCAAACGGACGATTTTTTTGAATGTCAAAAAGCAGAAGATTATGTGATCGGTTGATTTGATGGCCCCAGGATTTGTTTGCCACGACCGGTTCACCCCTTAATTTTTTCATTTTTCCTTCAGATGGCGGAACACCGATTCGAACCCTTGGTTTGATGACTCGTTCGCTTCCATCCTTTCGGATGAATTCTATTTCAAACTCGCCCAATGTGGTGTGAATCATTGTCAATATCTGCCCGATTCTTAATTCTGCCATTTTCAACGATACGAATATCAGCCGATTTAGGAATTCATTTTAGGACAACTATTTTTTTACTCCGGTTGGAACGGTTGGAACGGGTTGGAACGCCATTCCAACCGTATTTCTAGCCTTCCAGCTGGCTCAGTGTGTGCGTAACTCACTCATATATATATATTTATTTTATTTTAAAGTATATATATATAAGGCGGTTGGAACGGTTGGAACGGTTGGAACGAAAATGGTGCCGATGTTTCCAAGAAAAAGCATATTACAAGCGCGGAAGTGCGCGAGGTTTCCGGAAAAATCTCAACTATTTTTCCAAATTTTGGAAAAACACAAAAACACTGGTTTAGATAATTATAAAAAAACCGCCACAACACAAAGCAAAACGGCATTTATGGTATTCCTCACCAAATCGCCGAATTTAGCAATCACATAAAACACATAAGCCATTGGCCGATTGACAGCGGGGGCGCCCTTTAACAACAGGCAATCCCCATTCCGCATCTCTGCTTATATGAAAACTTGCAAATGGCAATCCGTGACTGATGTTCACGGTTCCAAAAACAATTATCTCCCGATTACAATGCTGGACCAGATGGAGTCGTTGCCGCTCGCCATGATCCTGGCATAAAGACTTACAAGTATGTAATCAAATGTATCGCTGAGGTGTGTGGCAAACTCTTGCTGGATGTTCTGGGCCTCGCTTCGCTTATCCTTAGTGTAATCATTTTTGATTGGCGCATTCATTACCGACATGATTAATGCCCGGCAGTTGTTTGCGTTAATCATTATCACCGGAAATCGCATCTCGTTTCGACGCAATATGTTGTTGATTAATATGTGGCGCATCTCATGCCCTGGCAGCTTACTTGATGCTTTAATGTTTCCTTGCCATCCATTGTGTTTCAATCTTGCCACCGCCTGTTCGAATAGTGGTGGCGCACCTAGTCTGCGGTTGTTACCGGATGCATCGCCATACAATTCTACATACTTGATTGGATGGTGTGAATACTTCTGGCAAAACTGGTCGATTAGGGTGTCAATCAGTAATTCGCCATCCTTATCGTTCAATGGATCAGGTTTTGAAAACAGATTATCGCAAACACGAAATTCCTGAAACTGTGTCTGGCTGATTTGCTGGCAAACAATCATGCAAGTGAAAGTGATGTTAAAATCCAGCGATAATAAAAGAGGCTTATCCCGGTGGATAAACGAATCCCTTTTGATGGTCATCCTTCCGCCAGAATCCCAGTCGTAATCGTAAGTTATAATGGTTGAATGCTTTTCCTCGCTGAAGCTTGGATAATATCCGCCACCAGGCTGGCGATCCAACCGCCCATTCAAAACCTCGATGTAGTATTCCAGCGGAGACAAACTATTCTTCAGATTATCGATGTAATCCTCGCCCAGAATGGCGATGTTGTCCGTGGTTTTGCCAGACATAAAAAAATACTTGTCCGGCATCTGCTCTGCCAGCTTTTCCCACTTAAAAACCCATTGGCCCTCCGGTGACCAGGGAGCCGATGTGAAATGGCAAATCGACTGGTGCATATAGTGAATTTTTGGGTCGTATGATCCTGGGCCAATTGTGCGACCTCTGACTGATGTCACAAATATTTTATTCCAGACATCTTCTTTAAAAAGTGCGGATTCATCACCACAAAGCGCATCATAAGAACCACCACGAAAACGATCCTTTACTTCCAGACTCCCCAGTTCAATTACATGGCCGTTAATGAAAAAATAACAGTATTCCGGGTTTTTCGGCATTTTATAAGGCTTCGCCCAATGTGCCGGTGGTCTTCGACCGAAAATCCACTGCCCAGTCTTTTTCCGATCATCCCATTCGGTTATGCCGTACTCCTTCCAGGCAGATTCCATTTCCGGACAAGTCTTTGTCAAAAGCTGGTAATAAGTAGATGAAACCGCAAGCGATTTTCCGGTTGGCAGATTGCGAAACAAACGGAAAACGTGGTGGCCCATTACATGGGTTTTCCCGAATCCGCGTCCAGCAATTAATGCCTTCCTTTTCTGCCTGGCATTAAGAAACTCCGCTTGCTTCGGAGTCAGGTAAATTATCTGGTAGTGTTCCTTCTTCTTCATCAATCACCTCCGCATCCTGTGTTTCAAACTCAATTATTTTGTGGGCGTTTTCCAGCGCTTTAGGATCTGTCATGATAATGAAACCATCCGGCCGCATCCACTCGTTTGGATTCTCCAAATGCTCTTCATCATCGTTGGTCAATCCAAGCAATTCGTTGGCATCTTTTATCAAAAGTCGGGCCGTGGCAAACTCGCCTCGCTCCTCACATCGTTGCGCCAGCTTCATAAGTCTTTCGTAATTGGCGACCTTCATTCCACGCTTTGAAAAGCGATTGGCATCGCCAAAAACCGCAACCGATTCCCGAACGATTCTTAAAGCCATCGTTTCGCCAACTTCAAATGTGGTGATGATGTCTTTGGCCGTTTGCATTGGCGTGAACCCTTCGCAGAGCATCGTAAAAGCATGGCGAAACCGGGCGATGCTTTCCTTTTGTTTTTCCGTTCCGGATCGCTTGCCCAGAACTATGGCCCTATATCTGTCGATTTTGTCGCCTTCCATTTTGTAAATCTAATTTATTCGATCTTTCAATTTTAAGACTGGTTGCCAAATGCAACCTTGATTCCTATTTTCTCGCAATACTGCGAGGCCAGTATAAATGACTCAGTGACTGAATCCTCCCGGCTGATGGTCACAATTGTATCGGCTTCCTGAATTCCTTCCCGAATAATCCGATGCAGATGGTTTTCATTGTCCAGCATCAGCATATTTACGCAGATAAATGCCCTTCTCCTTTTTTTATCATAGCCGACTATTTTTTCGTAAAAAATCGACTCTGATTTTTCAATTCCGCAAACAGCTTTTACCCTCAAGAATTCATACATCTCCGCCGGATGGCTGGCAAAGTATAAATCTAGTTCATCAAAGTTATGCCGGATCAAATAGTTTGTCAGCTGGTGTCGAAATTGAAAGTGCATCACGCTGGTAATGTAATTCCTTCAGCTCGTAAAGTTTTTTCTGCAATTCCTCTGCATAACGCAGATTCTCTGGGTTCTTTTCAAACCGCTGCCGGGCTTTGGTCACATAGGTATTTTGATTCTTTATTTTCTTCCGGATGTCCTCCAGGGTAATCTTTTTCTGCTGGTCATCCACTGGTGTTTTATCATCAACCGGCAATGCCCCATACCTCCAGTAATATTCGACTTTGGAATCAACCGCCTTTATAATTTCATCCAGTTCCAAAATGGATTTTACAAGTTCCTGAACCGATTTTGGAATAACCGTCTGGCCCTTGGTTTCATCCTGAACCTGCTGGCTCAATTTGTTTCGCTCCAGATAAAATCCACGCTTCTGGATAAATAATTTTTGAACCGGGTCTGGCAATGATTTAATATCGTAATCGCTTTCCTCAATCGGCTTTGTGGCAATCGGTTTTGCCACTGGCGTTTCAATTATTTCCGGAGGATTAATCGGCTTGTAATCGATGTTTAAATATTTTCCTAATTCATAATGAATCTTTTCAAGATTATTTGGCGTTTCTTTTTTACCTAGGTTCATTACCAAAACCCTATTTCGGCAAACCTTTTGCAAAAGCGAAAGACCTGAATAAAAATCCTTCTCGATTGAATTAATCCACTCTTTAATCTGTTCATCTACATTCATAGGCACAAAAAAAGGGAGCATTTCTGCTCCCTTTTTAAGACTGATTATTGAATTCTTAATCGTTTAATCCAACTGTCGTCAAATCGGCAACGGTTCCAGCGTATTCAACCATTCCGGTGGCAGACTTGAAGTAAAATTCAAGTTCCTGAACATTCGCAACCTCAAGATCGTTTCCGAATTTCCGGTTGTATTTACGAAGAATAGATGGAGTGCTTGGCGTTCCAATCAAAAAGATTTGGCCGGAATTCATTACCGCACCCAATACACCACGGAAGCCCTGGCGCACTGCGTTAAGGTAAGCACGATTGATGGCAGAGTTACCTTTTACCGCCATAGTCACGATTGTTTCGTAAGCTGGCGACTGCGGAGTCCCGATGTCATTTTCATCAATTCCAGCCTTACCACCTTCAGAGTTTTTAACGAAATCAAATTCGTGCATCACTCCGGTTAAGGTGTATACCAAACCAGTTTGAGGAACCTTTTTCGTTGTCGGATCAATATCCGCAATGCTCACGACATCTTCAGCCTGAATGCCGAAAAGTCTGGCAATACCACCAGCTGCACTCTCGCAGCTGGCGGACATATCAATTAGAGAAACACACATATCTTTTTATTGATTTAGTGTTTTTAAGCCTCGTTACCGTTGCACCAGATCACAGAGCCATCACGGAAGTTCACACCTGCACGGAAATCCATCATCACTTTGATAGTCCTGTTGAACTCCTGAGTAAGGATGTTCGATGCAGCACCTTCGATGTCATATCCGAAAACCAAGTTGTCCTTTGGAGTGATAAGGATACGATTTGAATCTGTGCCGACCATTCCAGGGATTGCCACAAGCTGAGTCTGTGTGCCTTCGATTAATACCTGTGTGTAATCACGGTTGTAAACAACTGAACCAACTGAAGTCTGGTAATCGTCCATGTAGTTGTCAAAGTTGGCAACTGAAAGGAAGCAATACATTGGCTTGTTGCGATACTGACCAGCAATCTTGTTTCTAACCTTGCGAACCTCATCTAAAGCGTTTGTAGCAGTGATTGCAGTGAACGCAGTTACATTTGCAGCTGGTATTTCAGTTGAAGTTACTGCGGCTTTTACAAGCTGAAGTAAACCATCCATAGTATCGGCAGATGTAGTGCCAGAACCACTGTAAGTACCATTCCAAACGGCTCCTTCCAAATCATCCTGCGCCTGTTTTGCGATGGCTTCCATTATGAATTGTTCAAAAGGAATATCAAATGGAGATGATGGCGGCGCTCCAGCTAATTGACCAAGCCAAGAATTGTAGAGATCCAAAGGAACAATTGAAATGTCAGCAGAAATTCTGCGAGCATTCAAAATCCTTGCTCCAAAAACCAATGCATCATCTGTGGCAGTAAATCCACCACCAGCAGCATAAGGCTTAAGAATGCTTCCAGTAGTCAATTTGGCTAAAGGAAGTTGATCGATTGATCCAGTAAATGTCGTGAAATACTGGGCCGTAGATTCGCGAAGAATCTTGTTAAAAATATCCACCTTCTCCTGGCGAGCATATGCGCCAAGTGCGGAATTGAGTGCGGTAATGTTTACTGATGCCATTTCTTATTTTATGGTTTAAATTTTTGAAAACTTATTTTTTTGATGCCATGATTCTGCGGCGTTCTGCTTCCCATGGACTGAGTGGGCCATCGTTTCCACGAAGATTTGAAACATTTACATCTGGTGATGCGAAAACCCTAGGTGCAAGCGGAGCATTGCGAAGTGAATTTATTTCATCGGAAAGTGATCTAACGCTTTCGGTTAATTTATCAATCAGGTCTTGCTGCTTTTCTACAACATTAACCACTGAATCGATTGCACGGTTGGTTTCTTCCAACTCAGCGGAATTAGAAACAACAACCACATCTTCCATCATTGGATCGCCTTCCACGATTACTGGCTCAACAACGGATGTAATTACGCCAGCTTCATCAAGTGTGATGGTGTAGCCTTCCAATTCTCCGGTTAATTGATGATCTCCAGCTGGAGCGGTTTCGGTGGACCCGGCGATAAAAACAACATTCCCAACCGCAGGAAAATCGGCATCGGTTTCAATTGTAATTGCCACGCCATCCATGGTAGTGGTTTCAATGCTTTTTTGTGCGACGAAAACGGCTTCCAATGCCGCTTTTGCGCGCTGGAGCAGATTGCCAGCCTTTTTCTCTGATTTGTTCATTTTTAGATTTCTATAATTTTCGTATTTAGAAACAAACTGTTCAACAATCTCCGGCTGGTTAGATAGAATCTCCCATACTTGTGGATTAGAATCTAGAAAATCAAATGCTTTTGCACTCAATAATTCATTTCCCCGATTGTCCCTGAATAGGTCGGTCGTGTTGGCTCCCTGGTCCACAAAATCCGTGTAGTGCCAATCCATTACTGTCTCGTAAAGTATCCGATCCACATCCGCCAAATCAGCCATGAATTTCACTTGCTCATCTTCTCCAGTCCAGACCTCACGGCTGCCATCGGCATTAATGAAGTAATGATCACCAGGAGTAAACACGATTGACATCATAATGGCTTGAGAATCCTCCTGTGCCAGGTCCAAAATATACTGGCGAAGATTTCCCTTCCCCGGCGCATTTTCCGCAGCTGCGGAAAGGTGTATGTCTGCAATTACTTGGTTTCCACGCTGGCGGATGTTCTTTGCTCTGCCAGCATAACTTCCCAAAACTTGATCGCACATTCCGGGATGGCCAAAACGGACTTGGTGTCCATTTTCGCCCTGGCGAGTTTCTGCAATGTTGACCAGCCTAGAAATAAATTCAACCGGTGTTTTAATTGTCACCGGGAAAGCTTCGTCAATTGTTTCAATATATGATTCACCAGCCTGTCCCCTCGGCTGCATGGCTTGGCACAGGACGACATCAAAAAGAATTCCCTTTTCAACATCGACATTCATGCCGGTAAGCATTGCAGCAATGGATCTGGTAGCCCAGCCTTGCGAATTGACTCGGATAAGGCGATTATTCATAATACAAATCTCCTTGAATCTTTACAGTTTTTATTAGGACTTGCCGACTCAATTAAGGCGGTGGCGGCGTTGGTGCCTCATATTTAATGATTGGCCTTAGTTGGCTCGACATCAATTCAATATCATATCCCTGAATTTCTCCAGCTGACTTGCCGGTCAAATATTCGTAATTAATATAATAAGGCAATGCATTTGATCCACTCACATACCACTGCGCCCCTTTTAAGAAAACCAAGAAAAAAGGCTTTTCCTTATTTTGAAATAACCATTCTGTCACATCCTTGGAATATCGAAACGAAATTGAGTTATCGAAATTGATTCCGGCATCAGATTGCCGCATCCGGCTTTTAAAATTACACGAGTGAAAATCAAAATCAATGTTGATTGCCGTTTCGCTGGTCACTATGTCGTTTATAATTTCCGGCTCATAAACAAAAATTTGGCTCATGTCTGCCGGTACCAGGTAAAGCGCATCAATGCCAGAGATTTCAACTTCACAAGTCGAAATATTGGTTGCGCCACTGATTAAATCATTCAAGTTCATAAAGTCGTAATTGAATAGGATTCAAAGTTACCGGCATCGCCTGTTCTTCGTTGCGGACTCTGGTCGGATGTAAATACCGATCCTTACGCCGCTGCCATGTTCGGTAGGCCGAATCCAAATCATATTCATCTGGAGTAATTCCATACATTGATAAAAACTCCCTGGCGGCCTCTCTTGCCGGGATGCCTTTAAAAACCGCGTATGCCATTACGCTAAATAATTTGTCCCTGAATTCTCTGGCCAGTGTTGAATGGAGCGCATATAAAGTGTAGAGCGATGAACAATTCATTTCCACCATGATAAAGCTGGTCGCATCATTGGATTTTTCAAAGTATTTTGTCACTGCGTTTTTATCCCGAATTGTTCTAACTATGCGATTCTTTATTTTAAGTACCCCACGGTTGGAAAGGTCGGGCGCCACATACTTGCGGACATAAGGTTTGCACGGTAATTTGTGAAGCTTCATAGTGTTTATTTTTAGTTGTAAATGCTTAAAGAAAACTCAGACATAACAGGACATAAATATACTGAAAAACAATAATTTATAAGTCCTTTTATCTGTGTCTTTATTGGACAAATTTATTCCAAAAATACAAACCGCAAAAACTGGTTTTGGACATCGCTCACCCTCGATGCCCTATTTTCGTTCCAACCGTTCCAACTTTTCTTAGCAGTGTCACCAAACGCACAGAGTTTCAATAAAATAACGGTTGGAACGGGTGTTCCAACTTTTCCAACTTTGTGCAATTTATTGCACGATTGGTTGGAAAGGCTTTTTGCCAATAATAAGGATTTTAAGCCACCATTTCGGTGATATTAACGATATGGTTTGCCCCAATTATCCGGAATTTCCAAATGGTTTAAAATTGAACTATTCGAATATTTCAGTATTTCAGTCGGCTTCAAATTGTAGCCATCTGAAATAAAAATCCGGCATTACTGCCGGAGAAACCTGCGTCCAGGTAAACCCTCGCTTCTGGGCGGTCGGGTATCGAAAGCCAACCCAATGCACCATTTGGTGTGGTCAGCCTTATTATTTCAAAAATGCAAAAAAACCGGCAAATATGCCGGTTCCTTTGACTTATAAAATAAACAGAAGCGATAATCTGCAAAGTTAAAAAAACCGCCAGGATCCCCAGCGGTTTTTCAATTCTCAATTAACCTATCACAAAAAACAATCTTTAACCGGAGGCCGGATTAATCCTTCCCTTACTTCGATATGATTCTCAGGAGGCGATTTTTTTGGGGATCTCCAATGTCGGCAAAAACAATTCCATCCCATGTCCTTTAACCGGTGCCTGGTTTCAATTTCTTCCATGTGCGTATATGCCCAGAATTTCATTTTGTCGTACTTTTTAAACGGCGCAACCGACTGCCGGTAATAAACATAAACGATTCGCTTATGATATCGAAAAACCCTTGTTTCTCGTTCGACCAATTTCAAATCTAGTTCCGAAAGCTTTCTCATAACTCTTCCAATTTTTCAAGTAAAAAATTCCTCTCTTGGTTGAGGTAAGATTGAATCCAAAGTAAAAAAAAACCACTTGTTACACTGGATGGAATTTCAGTAGGTGATGAAAAGTCAATATCATTTTTTACAGTTAAAATCCTTTCCTCAGCTGGCGCATTTGGATCACGGATTAAAATATCCAATCTATCTGGATTTTCCAGTGCAGAAATCCATTGTTCCAGTTTTTGCAATTTAGTTTGGATGGCTAGTGCCTTACCGATATTTTCTCGCTTCATTTTATTTTGATGTAAAAAAACTGTTTCTGAAAAATTAGTTTGTCAAAAATATCCCTGGCTCTTCCCATTGTCCAGACTTCATTTGGTCGATTTACTTCCAAACTTTTTTGAATCTGCCGGAAATCAACTGGCTTAAAAAATTTGATTTCAATCAAATCTTCCCGATCCTGAATTGATTCCGGGTAATAACATGATTCTGCCGGTGTGTGGCATTTTGGACAAGTGATTTTGATTGGTGCCAGCCATTCGGCAATGATTGGCTCGGTTGTGAATGTCATGTGCCGATTTTGGCAATAATAGACATTGATTTTACTGCGTTCTTCTGTTTCCATATTTTCGATTATTTTTCTTTTATCTTGATGTAAAAAGGATTCGGTGTGTGCTTTGCTTTTATCGGATGTTTTTTACTTCTAAACGGCTTCCCTCTGCCCATATACATGTCCCATTTTTGGGTAGTGTGATTAAAAATAAATCTCCGGTAGCAGCTTGATAAAAAAAGCAAACAAAAAGCAAATATTAACCTCATCTACAGTCCACGGTTAAAATTTTAGTGACAAGGGTATCATTTAAAATAAACCTTTGGACATTTACCTGATCTCCTATCCATGAATTATTTGAACCGCATGAATAGTATGAACTTGAGGTGGTTTTTGGATATCCAATTCTAGCTGGATAATAGTCTTCCGCCAGTGTCTGCGTACAGGTTTGGCAGTCCTGTTTTTTACAAGCCATCATTATCAGGCAAATCAAAATCCTTTTCATTTTTGCTTTTCCAGTTTAATCCAGTCCGCAATCAAATTCCGGATAATGTTTTGTTTGTTTCGCTGCCCGGCTAGAGTAATCAAATCATCCGACATGGTTTTTGTCAGGATGATGGATGATTTTACAGACAATGGTTCCTCATAATAAATTCGATCCGGATTGAATTCCGGATGCTTGGAAAAAAACCATTTCCCGTGGCATTTATTCTCGTTGATGATTGCAGAACTTATGGTTTTCCAGCTTATCCCAATAAATTCTGATGCCTCTTTCAGGGTTTCAAATTTTGCGATAGGTATCTTTTCTAAATTAAATTGGTACACCATAAACTACTCAATCAAAAGATTCACATTGATGTCATGGCGATCCAGGATAATTTGAATTTTACTTTGTAAAGTCAATCCATCAATTGTTTTGCCATCCTCGCTTTTTTTTAGTTGAGTCCTTAAAACCATTTCGATTTCATTTATTGCCAATGCCATTTCCAATGCCTTAATGCACCGGCGATGGGCAAAATTATCATCGTAATCGTCCAGGTTAAAAATCAGGTTCGCCTTCATAATTTTCCGAATTGAAAAATTTTACTTCTCGAAAATATTCACAATTACCCTCGTCGTCTGGTTCAAATTGCGAATAAGATTGATAATGATGATCCGGCTTTGTAACGAATCGTTCACAATTTTCGGATAATGGGCACAAGTAATTTTTGCAAAGTGAAAAATCTGCCATAATTATTAAAAAGGGACTGAATTGTATTCGACTTGTGGAAGATGATCCGGAACCGCCAATTGTGTTTCGCTAGTGTCAGCCATATAACTGATTTTACGAATGCTGAAATCATCCTGGAGAATCGTATAATTGAAAACCATGGCTGATGAATTGCTTTCTCCAAACTTCATGGATTTCTTTTCTCCGATATAGGCCGGTGAATTTTTTAGATAACTACGCAAAGTATCTGAATCCATATATTTCTGGCCTCGCTGCCTCATTTCCTTCGCATATACCGGCTGGATTTGATTCAACCGTATAAACACCACTTCTGTGGTCTGTGCAAAATTTACAATGGTTTCCGATTTGGCAGAATCCTTTCGCACCGCGATGGCATTTAATTCCCGGAAAGTGAATTGGCGATTTTCTTCCAGAATTCCAGAATGCACCAGGTAGGTCATAGCCTCCCAGAACTGGGATGATTCCTCCGAATTCTGCATCATGCCGTTTTGCGCCTCGGCAATCTTTTCCAAGCTGATCCGCAATTCATCCTCCACAAATGGAAAATTCATCTTACTGGATAGGGTTTGATAAATCGCCATCACAATGGCGCAGTGTTGACCAATCCGGCTCACATTGGTGCCCACAAACCGCTTGGCGAAACGCTTTTTCCAGTGTTTATAATTTGCCGCATAATTCTCCTCCATTTCTGGGCGGTGCTTTAAAATACTTGTGGCGATTTGCGTCAATGATTCATTTTGCAGTGACTTCAAATCTGAAATCAATTCCATTGATTCTTCCGAAAAGCCATCGTTTTTGAAAAACTGAAGAAGAACCACCCTCGTGAATAGTGCCACATCTGCCACCGGTAAGTGCTGGCCGGTTATAACAACACTGGATTCAATCTGATGGCTCACAGTCCTGTTTGAGGTATTTGACTGAGAAGAATCGGCTTTTAAATATGCATCTCGGTTCCAGATTTGTTTTAAAATTTCTACTTGTTTCGTGTCCAGTTCATTGTTGTATTCCTCCAATAAAACCATGCCGTTTCGGACTTGTCCAAGCTTTCTGAATAATGCCGCCATTGATACTGAATTGATATTGCTTCCGACTGATTTGCCTTCGGTTTTGTGCAGTAGGCTTAAGATTGAATAAGCCATAGTCGATTTTCCTGACTCCGGTTTGCCGTATAAATAAAGCATTGGGAAAAATCCATCTGTCTTAAAAATGATGTCCGAAAACATCGCCATGCAGCAATACATTAATCCGATGCGGCCATTCTCGCCATACACTTTGCAGAATAACTCGGCCCAGCTGCTGAATGCGATGTTGCGCTTTACATGGACAAACTCGCGTTCGAATTGATAGGTCATCCGGTTGTTCCGGTATATATCCGAAAGTGCCGGGAAAAAATAGTTTTTCGTTTTCAAAGTCACGATTCCAAGGTTGTTGATTTCGTGAAATTTCCCATCTGCCAGAATCCCATTTGAAAAAGCAAAGAATCCATCCTCTTGTTGGCCCAGTGTGTTGATTTCTTTGGCCGCTGGTGTCACCTCATAAAGCCACGATTTTACTTTGGTCCACTCCCGGCGATCAAATAGTGACCAGAAATTTCCCCTCTCCACATATTTCGCAAATGAATCCACGGAAACAAATGCATCGGTTGTTATGTGGTCAATTCTGCGTTCCTTTTTTGAATTAACGAATTCAATAATCCTGGTTGTTTTGCCTTCTTCGTCAGTCACCAAATAGTGCGGTGCCATTGTGAAATTTGATTTGGGTTCAAAAGTCATTTCGCCATCTCGGATTTTGCCGATGTAGGTGATATTTTTCCAGCTTAGAAATCCATATTTTCGCACAAAATCACCGCATTCTTTTTCCTCTGATTTTGTAAGCTTCACCGGGAAACGAATTACCAAAACATTGTTGACCATTTCTTCTGGCTCCTCCGGGCTGGCCTGATTTCCGGATTTCCGGACGGGCTGAACGGATTCCGTGCGGATAAATTTTCGCATATCGCATCCAGCTTTTTTTGCCTGGCTCAGGAAATATGCCGGATCGCGCCATGTGGTTGTTTTCAGACAGTTGTCGAACTTCAGGTCGCAATCCTTTTCGTTGTAATCTGGATTGTTTCCGCTTACCTCATGAAATAAATGTCTGCCAGCTTCACCCAGAGATGCCAGAGAAAATCCGATTTTCAGCCACTCATTGTAACCGGTGGTTAAATCAATCTTGAAAAGATTCACCTGATTGACAATTCCCTGAACATAGTCAAATTCAGATTTTACTTCAAATGTTTGAAACTGCCTGACATTGGTCAATACCTCACCGGTTTCCATATCAACTTCCATTTCAATGTCCGGCAGATAAACGCTGGAATCCTCGTTCACATATATGTTTTCATCGATTGATTCAAAACAGGCTCGGCAAATGTCCTTTCCGGATGCATCTAGTTCCAGCCCATATTTGTGATGGAAATATTTCGCCAGGGAATTAAACGATTCAAGATGTTTATCGGAATCAATCTTTGCCAATGCTTTTAATCCCTCGCCACCGGTTGACCTAAACATCACCATGATGTAACGGTCTTCCATCAACTGGAGTGCGACCGCCTCCACATCTCCGACATTATCAAAATCCAAAGTGATCAGTCCGGAATGTTTTTCCAAACTCGCCGCATTTCTCGCGGAGAAAGTGCCAGAAAAAGTAAAATAGGAACACCGCTTTTTCAGTTCCTTCTTTTTCTTCTCATCGGTTTCAATCCGCACTGGGCGAATTGTCGCATATCCTTTTCCATCCCGGATATATTCAATGGCCTCATCCAAAAAAACATTTCTGGTCGGCTTGGTAACGGCGATACCGCCCTCAAAAAAACTTACTTGAATGTTTTTCATATTTCCTCAGCCAGAACTTCTTTGATTTCGTTTAATAATGCCCAGTCTTTAAACTGTCCAGAAATAACCCTGTACACTTGACTTTGCGTAACTGGCTTTCCTTTTTTCTGCGCTGCGGAAATCACTTTATCCGTGTATCCGAAATAAGTCAACCCTTTGACTTCATTTAAAACCGCCAAATATTGCGGCCGATCTTTTCGTCTTATCGCCATTTTGTTCTGTTTATTTTTTTGCAACTTTAATGAACTTTATTGATGTTTCAAAAAAGATTCAAAATCATTTTCATAAAAAAAATAAACAGAAAATAAATTTGGAATTAACTATTGGCTCGGCTTTCGATTCGTGCCGCATCTGAAAGCTGCCTCTGCTGCTGCTCATAGACCACCACGGCAGAAAGTTGTTTTGGAAATGCTGCAAATGCCGCATTAAGCTGGCGCATTTCTGCAATCTGTGCTTGTGCCAAGGAAACATTCACGGCTCCGGAATCGCCGCCTGGTCCAGCTTTGGTATTAAGGTCAATCATACCACCATCCGCATATTTGCGACCCTCTACTGGCGCTCCACCACGATACAGGCTTGAATTTAAAAGTGCATCAATTGTGCCCTTGTTGTTTTGATACGCAGTCCGGCTGAATACTGTTAGGAATTCACCCCTTTCCACCTCTCCCAAGTGCGCCCCTGTGCTGCCATCTGTAAGGTGAATTCCTCCAGCGGAATGTCGACTTCCTTCGGATAGGTAACCGCCCTTCGGAGTTATCATTCCACCTTTTTCAAATGTGATTCCTCCGGCCTTGGCTGCGGCGAATGAAGTTCTAGCAATGGCAAATGCAGACTGAATGGTGGCAAACGCTGGACCCCATCCGGGAATCACTGCGTTCAATGCGTTCATGTTGGCATTGGACCAGATTCCCTGGATTTCCTTTACTCCTGAAATGGCAATCTCTGCCACGGTCAATGCTTTAATAATGCCGCTGAATCGCCTTCTGTTTCCTTCATCCTCTGCCAATGCTGCTTTGATTCCACCAACTGTGCCCTTAAATAAATCAAGCCGTGCCGCCGATAACTGTTCTTCGTTTACTGCGGTTTTTTTCGCCAAATCAATCCGTTTTTTGGATTGTTCAACATCAAGCTTTTCGATTGCCAAACCGATTTTTTTTGCTTCTGTGCTTTCTGCCTGTCCTAAATCCTGAAGAAGTTTTAATCGTTTTTCAAGTCCCAGGCGTTTTACTTGAAATATTCTTTCCTCTTTGATTGTTTCAGATGCCACCAGTTTTTCAACGGCAATTGTTTGTCGCTCCTCCTCTAGTGCGATTTCCTCTTCCCCGGCTTTAATCTGATCCTCTGCTTTCTTTTTCTTGCGCTCTTTCTCCGCAACTTCACGATCAAGTCGGTTTTGAAGTAATGCGGCATCCTGTTTATTCTCCAGTTCAATGGAGATTTCAGCCGTTAATTGTCCGTTAGCCTGTAATGTGGCCAACTCCCTTTCAAAGGCCACCATGATTTCGGCATCCTTTCGGTCGTATTCATCCTTGATGTTGGCAATTCTTAAATCTGTCAGCTTCCGTGCATAATCTAGCGCAGCCTTATCCGCTTCCTCCTGGGCTTTGGCTTCCGAATCTCGGCTCTTTTGGCTAGCCTCATCAATTGAATCTAGCAATTGATTTCGTCGATTGGTAATTTTCTCCTGAAGATTTATCGATTCAGTCCGCAATGCAATTTCTTCCGCCTGGGCTTCCTTAAATTTACGCCTAGCTTCATCGGATGCCACATCGTTTTCGCCTAATTGGTCAAATTCAAGTTTTGCGATTTCCGTTTTTTGCTTTGCAATAGCCAAATCTTCGGCTAGTTTCTGCCTTTCCAGTGCAGATGCACGATCCAATATGGCCAGCCTGTCTTGCTCTGATTTTGTCCGATCCTTAGATTGCAAAATCAACCGGGTAATCTGCTGTTCAAGCTGGGCTGATTTCACTAGATTATTGGCTGAATCCTCGTCAAGCTTGTCGTTTAGTTCCGCCAATTGATTACCAACCGCCACAGCAGCGCTCAATTCCTTATTGAATTCCTTTGCCTTTGTCGTGGCATCCTCAATGCCAGTGGTCAATTGAATGGTTCCATTAGCGATTTTCTCCATGTCGGCGGATAATATGCCCTCTAGAATTACGCCGAAAGCCGTAAACCGGTTGATTAAGTTATTTAAAACAAGATTTCCCAATTCCTGCAATGCCTTTTTTGGGTTTTCAAAAGCCATAAATATGGCCTCACCTAGTTTAGCCACCACACTGGTGACCACTTTAAATGCCAGCCCCAAACCTGTGGTAATACCTTCCAGCTTTTTCATGCCTTCATCGGTTTTTGTCAGGTAAGTGTAAAGCGATGTAAGCGCCAGGACGATTGCTCCGATGCCTGTCGCAGCAAGTGCAATTCGGAGCGCTCCCATGGCGGCCACATTTGCCATGATTGCAGTCCTGACCGCTCCGAATGTGGTTGCAAAATCCTGAATCATTCGTCCAGTGCTGGTCATTCCTAGGATGTCGGCATTGGCTTTCTTGGCACCATCGCCTAAAAGCGCCATTTGTTCACGCACTTTTTTGGTGGCATCCCTCACCTCGTTCAGCCGGTTGGTCGCTGTGCCCAATTCCTTTGCCTTATCTGCAAATTCCTGACTGCCCACAGGCAGTAATCTCATTTCTCGATTAAGGTTCTTTACCTCGGTTTCAAGTTCCTTAATCGTTTTGGCAGCGATTTCGCCGTTGATCTTTAGACCAATCTGTGTTTCAGTTTTATTTCCAGCCATTATCCAATTTCCTTGTCTAAGTTGTATTCGAAAAGTTTTGTTGATGATGTGCCAATCACATCAATTGAAGTCTGAATCAGCTGGGCGATTAATGGCCCATACATTAATTTGGCAAACCATGGTTTGCGGCGGCCAAATCCTTTTTCATATCGCTTTACCGCCACTCCCCAGGCAATTCGCCTAGCGGCAACAGTGTCCACCAGTCTTTTATTTGAATTTTTATAACCGGGAATGTATTTAAATTTCCCAATTCCCTTACTTAAAACCCATTCGGTTATAAGATCAACCGGAGGCAGCTTTGAATACTGGACATTTTTTCTATAATCGGCAAACCTAGCTGAATTTTTAAAGTCAATCAGAACATCGATTTGCCCATCATCCATTGCAACCATCCGCCCTGCGATGGACTGAATACTTTCGCCGGTATTATTTAGCTTTTTATCTGCGGCATTTTTTTTCATTCTCAGGATTGCCATTTGTAGCCATGCGGCCACGGCATCCTGAAGTTCTTCGACCATTTCCGCAGATAGTTCCTTGACCGCCATAATTCAAATTTGCAAAATCTAGTTGGTTCAAATTAGGACAAACAAAAACGGCGATCAATGACCGCCGTTTTTTCGTCAACTTTATACCAAATCACATTAATCACAATTTTAATCCCTCAAATATAGCTTTTTGATTAGAAATCAGACAAGCCACTAAGTTTTCCCAGTTGTTTGATGTATATAAATAAACCATTGCTTTTTCAACTGTCCATTCTTCACGGCACATTTTAGCTTCATCCAATATCGAAACCACCATTGGAATTAATATTTTCAAATCCTTTGCCGTTGGCTGAATAAAACTGATCATTTAAAAATTAAAAACCCAAATATGAATCCAATCATTGCAAAAAGAAACATTTGCCTCCTGATTTCTTTGGTTTTATTTTCTATGTAAAGCAAAAACAAAAATGGAAGGATAATAAATGGTAAGATGAACCACAGGCAGACAGAATGAATAAAGGCTGGAATCTGATGATTTATGTTTAAGTGCGTTTCCAGTCCCATGACAAAGAAAAACACAAAGTAAAAAACCCCATTCATCGTAGTTCAATGGTTTTATCGTCCGGAATAAAGTTGGTGCCGTTAGTTCCTGTCAGCTTCATGTAACTGACTTCAACTTTGGCCGAATTTATCACGGCATTGGCGACCTCTGCCACGACTCTGGCTCGTTCAATATCCATTGGCTGGTCCTGATCCAGGAGCGATTCAATGGTGGCGAAAAGATGGTTTCGCAAATCTTCAATCTTATTCTTTGGCATCGCAAATTCTGTTTATTTTATTTTTTAACCTGATTAACTCTTTCAAATCCTCCGGCAAATTATGGATGGTATTGTTTGCCATATTTTCTGCCCGACTAATTAGCCGGAGATTGCCCAAAACGCAGTTCAGTGGATTTCCATCTATGAACTTTAGCGCATATCCAGCCGGTACCCTTCCGTGTTCCGACTCCCACATCCATTTGTGTTTTAAAACATATTGGCGATCCCTCAATTTGACCATCAAATATCCATCTTTTGTAATTCGCTCGTGGCCCACTTCCTTAGTGTTCCAGGGCTTATTGCCTTTGGGGAAAAATGTCTTTGAAACCTTGTCCCTGATGGACTCGCTCAGCCTTTTGCCCTTATTGTAACTTACTCCGCCGGGCTTGTAACGATAAGCTTCTCCACTTTTTTTTAATTTCTGCGCTTCTTTCATCAGCATTTCGTGAATGTATGCCGGATCTTTTTTTAATCCCAGCACTTGCGCCCTTCCAACAATGCTTCCATAACTCCTATGCATTGCCTCAGCCACTTCCATGTTGTGCATTTGAGGGTAAATATTGACCAACTTACGGTCTTCCTCTGGACTCCAGTGTTTCTTCATTTTGCATCTTATTTATAATCGCTTCTCTGATTAATTCTGACCGGCACCGCTGCCCTGCCCAGCTGAGAAACATTTCCCATTCTGGTGTTGGCATTTTAAAGGTAACCGAATTCACCATTTTGGATTGATATTTTAATCCATATTGGTTATTTTTTGGTGCGCCCATGCTCTTTTATGTTTGGCTCAGGTAAATGTGTTCCAAAATAAGTGAGTAACACTGAAGATCCCGGATGGTGTCCCGGATGGATTCGTGATTCGGGATCCTTCCAGCTTCAGATAAGTTCCGCAAACGGACAATCTTTGTCCCAATGAAAACATGGCAAACCGATTCCATGTCCATTTCAAGTAATTCGCCCACTTGCCGGAATGCTTTCAAAACATCATCTTCGCCTGCATAGTCTTGGCTTTTACTTGTAATTATCTTTTTAATTTCGGCCAGCTGGTGGTCGAGTATTTCATTTCTGTTTTGGCTCGTCATATTCGAATTTATCCATGTGTTTCAAAAAATTCTCTCTGGTCTCTGGCTCCATATCGAAAATCTGCCAAACCAGATTGCAGATTTCAGAATTGATTTCATCTTCATCTTTCGCCATTGCCCCTAGTTCCTTGTGGATAAACTTTTCAAACAAAGTGCAAGCATTTTTCACCTGATTAAAATGATGCCTCACCTCGTGCCGCATCTGTTTTCCGGAATAGTGAACCACTTCGCTGGTGATTAGGGTGCATTTTACGAATGCACATAACTTATTAAAATCATTCATATAATTGACTTGATCATCGTGTAAAAAATCTTGTTTTCCTCGAGCAGTTCAAAAATTTTGGCTTCATTCAGCTGGATTTTTCGGTGGTAATAGGCATTCAATGCAGTGTCTGCGGATTCAAAAAGGAATTCACCTGGCGATTTCTCGCTAGACATCAAGAATCCGTTTCCATCCGCATCCCGGAAGAAATCAACCCCTTGATCGGATGATGAAAATTGCACCAACCATGGGCGGACAAATGGATCAGATACATCCATCGGCGGTTTAATTGTCCAATACTTCCGCCCCAGCTTAATTTTCAAGTCCATCAGTTTCAATTTTGATTTTATATCCCAGGATTCGGGCATATTGTAAAGTCCGATTAAGGCTGATATTTCGACCAGTCTCCATTTTCGAAACTGCTGACCTATCGATTCCCATTGATTCCGCAATCTCTGCCTGAGATTTGCGCTGGCGAATGCGCTCCGCCTTAAGCCGTGTAAAAATGCTTCTGATTTCATCGTTCATAATTTTAATTTGCTGATAAGTTTTCCATTTTCATCATAAAATTCGTGGCGAATACTTATGATTTTGCCCGAAAAATCGGGGCGAATATTGACCCAATCGTTTACCCTACTGTTGGCAGCTGGGACATTGAATTTTTTTGATTGTTTCAGATTTAAAAAATGCACCATCTCCCTGATGCCATTTAAATTTTCAATTATAAAATGGCTTATAACCATGATTTAAGGTCATTTACAATTTTACGATTTACCAAATGATTGTTTCCGTTCAGTTGATACCACCATTCGAGGATAAATTGAGCGCCAATTACTGTTTTGACCATTTTGACTTTCATAAACTTTTTCATCGCTTTTGTTTGTTTAAAAATTAAAAAGAAGTTAGTGCCATTGCGGCAATCAGGAATGCAAAAAATCTTAATAGATGGTAAAGATTTTCTTTGAAAGGTGTTTCAGGCAGTTGCATAATTTTAAAAAATTACAATGCTTTTAGCTGTGAATAATAAGTTTCAATCAATAAGCTTGATGCCAAATCTTCTCCAGCTTCATCAAAGTCAAACAAGTTTAATGATGTTGCCCATGTATCTGGGTGATTAACATTACCAAAAATTGAACAAGCATTTAAAATTTGAACTTTAAAGTTTGAAAAATTGGAGGCGGTGATAACTAATTTCATTTTGCTTTCGTTTATTTCTGCTCCGTTGCAGTGAGACAAATGTACTACCTTTTTTTAATTGTGCAATAGCTTGCACACTTTTTATAAAAAATATTAGAAAACTTTTTTTCGCATCCTAAAAATCAATTGGATAGCGTTTCCACAATCATTTCTGAGTTTATCTGAACCACTCCGTTGATTGTGGTTTCGTTAGCTACTAAAGCAATTATTGATAGATAAATATCATTTTGAATTGTCACCAAAACATTTACATCTGAAGTTGAATCTATTTCAATAACTTCATAGTTAATATCATCAAAAAATAAAATTTTATTAATGAATAATAGTTCTTTCATTATTGAGGTATGATTTGAATTGACCTTACAAATGCTGAATAAGCTGCATTATTTGTTGCGGTGGTTATTATTATATATTGATTGACTGACCAATTGATGTTGGCGATGTTTTGAACCCCCGCAATAACATCTGTTGCCGTTGAATTTGCAGTAAAAGTAAAAACTGTTTGTGTTGAACTTATAATAGTAAGGCTTCTTTCAAGTATTATTCCAGTAAAATTACTTACTGCACCAAAAAGAACATTGGCAATCAAAGTAGCTCCTACAATTGAGGCAGGATTTGTTCCAATATATATTCTTGTTGTTGTTTGATTAAATCCCTGATTATCTTTTCTGATTCTTGTAATAATTTTTAAACCAGATTGTGCCGAAAATCTATTTGCAGGTATTAAAAGCGTTTTATTTATAGTTTCAACAGTTCCAGTTGTACTTGTTTCTGTGGTGTCCATAAAATAAGCAGCATTAATTCTGCCTCCATTTTGCCAGGTGAAACTACCTGATCCATCTGTTTGAAGTAATTGTCCCGAAACTCCATTTCCTAGGTTTTCGGTAATAATTTGAGCCAGTGTCTTGTTCTTCCAAAGTAAGGTGGCAGCTTCATACATCAGCAGCTGGGCATTTGCAACACTAGAAATTGCCACATTGTGCAATTCCTGAAGTTCAAATCCATTTTGAACACTTATAAAAATCTCCCCATTAACAGATTGTTTTCGCGTAACGACCCCAATATAAACCATGTGGGCTGGAGCGCTTGGTTTATTGGCAATTCCATAAAGTAAATTCCCATTTGTGCCAAGCCAAACTGGATCGCCAGCTGAACCGGCTGCGCTTGTATCAAGTCCAGCCAGTAAGCCTTCTGTAATTACAAAACCAAAATCATTTATTGCCAAATTCTGAGCAATCAAACCGATGGTTTTACTTGATTGTGATTCCGTAGAATTGTCAGATTTTCCAACAATCATATTTGTTCCGCTTCCACCGGTTGATCCAGTCACATAAACCGCCTGGCCTTTGGTCAATGCCACACCAGCTTTCACCTCGTGTTTTACTTGACTGGTAAAATTGTCAATCCATTCTGTGTTGTAATCTGTCGCATCAATTTTCGCCAGGATCTGCCCGGTAGTTCCACCAATTGCAACGCCTGGTCCG